GTTTGGAGTAAAAGGTAGGAAATACAACATGACCCTTTGGGGTTGTGTCTGATAATCATATAGTTAGCTGATAGTTAAATGTATCACGATGTTGACGTACTGAGTTACACCTGAAACATGCTGTCTTTAAGTTGTTAGCTGTGTGACTTCCTCCGTATGCTAATGGTTGAACGTGGTCTAATGTTGGTGAGTTATCATTACACTTACCAATACTATTCTTATCTGTTTTGTTGCCACATATCCAACACTTAAACTTATCGCGTTCAAATATCTTTAGTCTTTCTACTCTGTGAACTAAAGCCCCTACTTTCTTTGCTCTTTGTCTTGCTTCTCCATATCTTTTGTGTCTTTCATTTTTATACTTGTTACTCATTACTTTAGTGTAATTCGTTGAACAACCAATAGAGCAGCATAATAAAGTAAAGTTATCATCTTTAATTATATTATACTCTTTATTGCATTGCACGCACTGCCTTACTATTTTAGAATTATTTCTTAACGCATGGTATAACCTTAACCTTTCCTTTTTAGTTGTTGCATTATGTATATTAAATCCTTCATTACTTATAAAATACTTTTTCCTGTCAGTTCTTAATGTGTGTATTTTATTAGTTACTAAGCATGTTTTATAAAACACTTTGCATCTATTGCGCTTTGCATTTAATTGTCTATCAATTAGATTTTGCTGCCTTTCTTCTTTTGTTTTTCCCGTTTTCTTTAAGTAGTGTTTATTCATTGTCACACTTCTTTCTTCTTTTCTTTTAGGCTCTTTATCGTATGACTTCCAACAATCTATACAATAACTTGATATAGACCTGCAACCATCCCTTTTATTTACTCCAATATAAAAGCATTCTTCAATATTCTTTTTTACTTTACACTTAGGGCAAACCTTTTCAACTTTCTTTCTTCTCATACTGCAATATAATATTAATCAGTGGTTAAACAAAGTAATACTTATTTAAATTTGTTTCCTATTACTTATCTCCTTAGCTGTTTTCTTCTTATGGCATCTACTGCATAAGCATTGAAGGTTATCAATGTCTGTATAGCTACCACCTTCTGATACTGGTTGAATGTGGTCAATCTCGGGCGGCTTCTTGGTTATGTGAATTGCTACCTTGCAGGATTGGCAAATGTTTAAGTCACGTCTTATCACTACCTCTCTAATTCTTTTCCATGCGGCACTTTGTAAGAATCGAGCATGGTCAGATTGTGTTACGTTTCGAAATGATTCGTTAGGTTTACTTTTATTCCAGAATGGTTTAAGTGTTTTCACTAATTACGATTAACCCTCCCATTCAATTAATCGAGTTTCGATAGTTTCAATTCCTTTTGCCTTCATAAATTTAATGTACTTTTCTGATTCTACTTCAATTAAATGATAAGTTATGTTTCCATTGTCATACAGATTAACCCATGCTTGGAACTTTTCCATGTTTTTATTGTTTGGTTTTAATTACTTAATCTTTTCAATTGCCTTTAAAATAGCCTTTTCAGCTATATCTCTTGCATTGTCGCGGCCTAATTTTTCAACGTGGCCTAACTTTGGGTAAATAGCGAATTGAATTATTCTTTCTTCAGGGGGTTTTGATTGACCCCCTCTTTTGCGTATTGTCATTTAGTTTAAAATTTTATTAGCCCATTTTTCAGCGGTCTTAACACTTGCAAATGTTTTGAATTGTAAAACTTGTTCTTCGTTTTGGTAAACTTGGCAATATGCCGCTCTTACTGAATTAGTTGCATCTGTTGTGATTCTTACTAATTTGCTTCCTGAATTGTTTTTAATAGTTGTCATTCTTTCGTTGTTTGGTGGAACAAATGTAATAGAAGTTTTGATTCTTTTCGTTTATTTTATTCGAATATTTACAACTTGCAATAAATCAGGCTTTTAAAATTCATTCAACTCTTTTAATCTCTTATTTTCAGCTGCTAATTCGATAAGTAAGTTCTCGACTTCATCCAGCCTGACTTGCAGCCTTAGATTCTTTTGCTCGTAAATTACTTGAATACCCATTGATTGAGTTGCTAAGTTGTAGCATTCGTATAATTTAGCCAATTTTGCCCGCTTTTCTTGCCTTAGTGAGTCTTTTGCTATTAAGTCAATACTTTGTTCGGCTTCGAGAATAAAAGTGCTTAAAATGGCGTTTAATTGAAATATAGGTGAATCTTGCTTTTTATTAAGATAAGGTCTTAAAGTCGAGATGAACTCGAACCACTTTTGATTTTGTGCTATTTCTTCTAATTCTTTCATGTTAAAATGGTGCTTGTTCTATTGGTTGTATATCGTTGTTAGATTGCTCTTTTACTTCGCTGATTCCGTTAAATGGTGTTGGCAAATAAAGCCTTTCGCCCCTGTTTTCGTAATAGCAGTTTTTAAAATAATCAAATTCAAGTTTTGCAGTTCCTTTCCCTCCATGGCCTTTTGGTTTAAATTTATGAACTACAACCATGGCTTGATTTGTTTGTTTGAATCCTTCGCCAGTCTTTTCAAGTGGCCTATCAACGCAAATAAGATTCATTGCCTTGGAGTAAACCGCACTACCTCCTTTAATTTCAAATGGACTTGGTGGCGGTGGTGGTTCTCCGTTCTTTGGCAAATCGGGGTTTCTTGCGTGCCAAATCATAAAGGCGTGAATCCTTTCCTTTCTTGCTAATCTGTTTATTTTTGGAATTGATTCCTCAATATACAAATCCTCTCGGTTGAATTGACCATGGCTTAAATCGTTCCAATTGTCAAATCCTGATGTGAATATATCATGGTCTTTTATCCCTTCCTTGGTTAATTCAATGAACTCATCAACACTCGGACTCTTTTCATCAACGTCAATAACATAGAAGTAATCTTTAACGAATGGAATTACCTTATACAAATCTTGTTCAGTTATCCGGTAGTTAAGTGAATCGTTATGGAATCTTTTACCGGTTAACGTCTGAATGATTTCTGCATAGATTTCTTCAACGCTTCCTGTTTCGGGTGTCATTAGCATTGATTTCTTACCTTGGCAAGCTAATGAGGTTAACATTTGAAAGTATAACTGAGATTTTCCTGATGTTGGCCTTCCGTATATTACCGTTGATGTTCCTGCCTTTACTGAGTAAATCGAATCTAAATTTGGAAATCCAATCTTTAAACCTGCTTCCATTCCATTTTTTTGAAGGTTGAAAATCTTATCTTCAACTTTGCTAAGTGGTACAATGTGAGCCATGGTTAAAAAAAGTTTATCTTAGGTTGGAATACTTCGCCAATTTTTAATTCAGATGTTTGGTTTTCAAATTTTAGCCTTCCTTGTAGTTCATCACGTTTAGCCCAATTGTTTACAGCCGCTCCCCAATTAACGTACTTATGACCCTCTAATGAATAGCTAATAGCAGAATCGTAATAGTAAGCTAATTTAGTTTTGTTCCATTCAGGAAAGTAATCTTTGAATTTGTTTTTGTCAAAAATATTAGACTCCTCAAATTTTACTTTTTTGGTCTTAATTTCTTGTTCTTGTTCTTCTTCTTGTTCTTGTTCTTGTTGCGATTGAGTATCCATACTCTTTACATACTCTATCAATAGAGTATCCTTAACCAATGCAAACTCTTTGTTTATGCAGCTTTGAACCTTTGGAGATGTACTAAAATTATATTTTAACCAATTACCAATCCCTATTTCATTTGTTGACTCATTATATCTAATTTTATTCTTAGAAATAAAGAATTTTAACATTTTAGATACCCTATCAATAGAGTATCCTAAATCAAATGAAATTTGTTTTTTGCTAATTTCATAAACTCCGCATTGTTTGGTTCGCTCATTAGTCATTAAATAAATGTAAAATAGTTTATGGTCGTTGTCTAATTCTGAAATAAAACAATCACTCCAAAATGATGTGTGAATTTTCCTGAATATTGCCATGACTAATCCTCCAAAAAAGAAATTTGTTTTCTTAATTCCTTTGCAAGTCTAATAGATGTTTCTTTGTCTAAACAAACGTATGAAGGTGGAAAACCTTCAGTATTTATTTCAATAAATAATTCATTAAATGAGGTCACTTGTACCATTAAAGTAGAGTCTGAACTGCTTCTTTCAGTTGAACTAAAAATAATTTGATATGCCATTGTTTTTGTAATCAATTCCGCATTGATTAAGCGTTGTAAAAGCAAAAACCCCCAAAAACTTCGCGGATTTAAGGGGGTTCTGCAAAATTTATATATGAAAAATAAATCTGCTAACTTTTTGAATTACCGCGAATAATTCAATACAATATTACTAATTTTATACCTTAGTTTTTTCAGAAGTTTTTAACATTGATTCCATGCGGTCTAACTTGCGTTTATAGTGCATTGCAAATAAATCAACTGCTATATCTGTTTTAAACAATTCAGCATAAGTTAATTGATTCATTACTAAATTAACGTCTGCAAGTTCTTCTAAAAGGTTGTTAAAGTATTTAGGTTCATCAAGATTCAATCTTCTTTTGATTATTGCCTGAGTAAGTTCTGCCATTTCTTCAACTAATTTTAAAAGTTGATTTTCGACACCGAACTTGTCGACTGCTTGTTTAAATATGTTTTCGCTTTTCATTTGTTTGTTGTTTTTTCAGTTGTTCGATAATTCCGAATAACTCATTTATAAATTCCCATTAATTCATTTACTTGAACCCTTAGACTAATCCTATCTGAATTATTCAAAGGTATTTGTTTGTCAAATTTGAACGCTTCAATAAACTTAATACACTCGTTACTTTTCTTAATCCATTCTTTAAGTTCGTGAATCTCCCATGATAGGTCCTTCCATTCTAATTTAAGTCCAGTAATATAGTCGAAAATATCTTGACCAAATTCACGAATTAAGCCATCGACGTAATCACTTTTTGAACTTTTGTAATTGTTACAAAATTTGCATTCTCCAAATTCGTTCATTAAATGAAACTTAATGTAAGGGTGTGAACTTCTGGCAGCGAAGTGACCTGCCTCAAGCCTTTTAGGTTTATTGCATCCGATACACTTACAACCCTCATCAATTAGCCTCACCATGTAGTTAATTTTAGTTTGTAGTGCCTTTTCGTAATCGCCTTTAGTCATTAATCCACTTTTCAACTTTTCGCGCTCTAAACGCTTATTTTGGTTTCGTTGCTTAGTAACAATTATTTTACTTAATTCAATCGCACACTTATAGCTGCAACAAACCTCAGTAGTTGAAACTTTTGGAGTGAATGGAGTTTTGCAGGACTTACACTTTTTTGACTTCATTATTTAAAATTGGATTACTTATTTCAGCATAGAATCTTATTTCATTATGGTTATAAGCCCATCCTGAGCCGTTCCATGTTTCCCAATGTATTTTACCATCTTTGCGGCAAATAAGATATTTACCATATTCTTTTGGTCTTGTTTCTAGAATATTCCAATCAAAGGCTATCCATTGGTAAGCTGATTTATCTGCAAAACTTTTATTTAAAAAATCATCAACCTTTACGTTAAAAAAGTCACATAATTTTGTGATTAATTGTAATTTTGGTTCAGCTCTACCTTCTTCATAAGAAGCTATTAAAGGTCTATTAACTCCTAATTGATTGGCAAGTTCGGTTTGTGTTAATCCTCTTTTTTTTCTTAGTATTTTTATGTTTTCACTAATCATTTTTCACCTCCCTAATTATCTTGTATTGCTTAACTACAACCTTTGCACCGTATCGAGTAGTCACCTTTTTATTACGCTTGGAAATCTCGTATTTGCCCGATTGAATCAACTCGGAAACTCTTGTGCCTAATTTGGTGCATCCTAACAAATCGAACGCATCCCAGGTGCTTACATATCTCTTTTTTAATAGCTTAATAATAGCTTGTTTTTGTGTGTTTCTCATGTGTTTGGTGTTAAAGTTTATATTGATTAATTACTTCATTCATCTTTTCTAAAACTTGTGTACTCATCTCCTCTAAGTGGGTTAATCCTTCTGCATCTTGCAAGTATTGATTAGCTTCTTTATCCCTTGAATAGATTTCGTTTAACTTCGAATTAAGTAGATTTGAATTAGCGAATATATTAAAGATAGCCTTCGACACATCTTCGTTAAATTCATCTCTTATAATTGGCTTTAATTCGCTTGCAATAGACTTGTATTGAAGGATTGAAAGACTTAGAATCTGAATATCTCTAATAGCAGCGGATGCAATTAACATCTTTTTCTTTTTAGTTAATTTCATTTCAGTAGGTGTTTGACTTGGTTGAAACATTGAGTCATTTGCTTATCTTTTGAGTCAAGTAAATCGTTCACTTTGTTTCGACTGGAGATTAGGGTTGAGTGGTCCATGTGACCTATTTCAGTAGCTATAAACTTCAATGAACCGTACTTATTCATGATGCAGATATACCTTGCAATGTGCTTCCAAATGGTGTATTCTGCTTTCCTGTCCTTGCCTAATAGATTGCCTACTGATATACCTGAGATTGCACTTACTGCCATGAACACAAATTGAATCTTTTCTTTGTTCGTTTCAGGATTTTTGTCAATTACGAATTCGCTCATTTCTTTTGGCAGGTCAATATTGTGCTTGACTGCTAAGTGCGTCAAAAATGTGTTTAAATTTTGGTTGTTAAGTACCATGTTATTGTTTGGTTAATTTTGTTTTTACTAAGGGCTACTACGCAAAGTTCCGAACGTTACTTCAACATTTCCGCATAAAATTGCGGCAGTTCGTTTTTGTTTTCAATCTTAATCTTGTGCGATTTTGCGTATCTAATTAACTCGTATAATTCGCTAAACTTTTGTTTTGTTTGGTCAGGTGCAATTAACTCGCACCTTGAACCAATGATTTTTATTTTGTACATTTAAAAAGGTAATTCTATTTCTTCAATTGCATCCTTAGTAAATTCCTTTGAGGTTGTTGTTTCGGGCGTTGGTCTGCTATGCTGTGATGTGTACTCTTTGCCGTTGCCTACAAATTGTTTCGGGGTTTTTGCTGCCCTTTGTTCTTTGGTTTGACTTGCATAAACCGCATGAGTATTGCCGTAATTATCAGGCTCTTTTTTGGTGTCGACTACTAAGGAAATATAATGTTTCCCGTTCTTTTCGTTTTTTTTCATGTGAGGTCTTAAATCCTCAGCGCATAAGCTAATTACTATCATTGTTTAATTTATTTAAAAGTTCTTGTTTGAAATTGTTTGTTAGTTCGATTTTGTTCAATAGGTGTTCAATCCTTGCTTCATCTCTTGGAATTTCTAAGCAAAAATATTGATGCTTTTCTTTTTTTACTCGTGGGTCAAATGATACGAAATAAGCCTTTTCAGAATTGGTTAGAAAAGTATTGAATTGCATCTGGTCATAATACTTAGGAAGTTCCTTTTGAAAGTTCTCAGCGGTTAAGGTTAACTTATACTTTAGATGCGTTTTGCTGTCAGGGCATTTGATTTCTACACTTGCCTTCATCTTAGGAAGAATTATGTCAGGAGTACCGCCCGCAATATCTCTATAAGTAAAGAATATAAACCCGCCAATACTTGTATAGATAACATCATCAGAATTTACATCCAATCCCATTTCTTGACAAAATCTCAATACCGCCTGAGGTTCTTGTTCGTTTCCCCATTCCATTGCATTTGAATAGAAATCAGGTGTTTCTTCTGCTTCAATTGCTTCGATAAGTTCATAGACGTAAGTTTCTGCACCTTGAGAAATATTACCACCCTTGCCTTCCGCTGCAATTCTATTTATTTGGCTTGCTGTGAACAAACCCTTGCGAAAGTCTTTCCACGTTTCACGGCTGTCTAATACGAATCTTTTAATCATTTGCTTTTAGTTTATCTGCGTTTGACCTTAAAAAAAGTTGTTCATCAGGTGTGAAAGGTAGTACATCTTTTCGGTTTAAATCTGCCCCGAATATCTTTCCTAATCCATCCGCTGCATCTTTGATAGCTAAGGTTTTCGCAAGTGGATAAGCCATTGACAAAGCACCGTTGTTTATGTTTTGTAAGTCAGCAGGTGAAGTGCCTTGTTTAGTTTGTAGTTGAACTGCTCCGATTCCATCCATTTCCAT